GGGCTGGGCTGGCTCGCGTAGCTTTGCCGAGATCAATCCAAGTTCCATGAGCTGTAGGGGCGGTGAGAGTTGCATGATGCGTGCAGCCTCATTCGGATTCTTGCCGAGGTAGTATTGAATGTCCGGCCCATCTGGTGCATTGATGATGGCGTGTGCCATTGGTATGGAGACCTGAACATCTGGCGTCTCAGCGACTTCAGCGAAGTCGGGGTACTTTTCCATGACCTTCGATTTCCTGCCTGTGTAGGCTTCACGCGCTGCCCTCTCGCCCGCCTCAATGGCATCCTGCTGGGCTTTCGCCTGCATCTCTGCCTGGGCACGCACGATCTCCCGCTTGGCTGTCCACGTTGCCTTTTCCTCGACGTATGTTTCCATCGCCAAGTCATACGCATCGGGGTCGGGATAATCGTTCTTGGAGGGCTTGACCGGTACCGGGTCCGTCTCGACTGTCTCTGACCTGCGGTCGGCCTGCGGCTGTTCACCACGGGTCTCCAACAGGGCCAGCAATCGAAGCTTCTCGGCCTTTTCTGCCTCGTACTGAGACTTTGCTTCCTCTCGTTGCTTCACCAGCTCGTCTAGTCGTTTCTGAACACCTCGGGCCTTTTTAGGCTCGGTTGTCTCGGATGGACTCTCCGGGGACTCTGCCGACTCGTCCTCTGTTTTGCCTTCCGTTTCGGGGACTTCCTCGTCCTCTACAACGTCAGGCGCGGCAATAGAATCTGGTTTTGTCTCTATGACTGGCAGATCAGACGTAGATGACAAAGCCGGACCCTGCTGATCCAGTATGTCGATGACTTGTTCCTTGATGATGTCCATGTATGGCTCCTAAAGTAAGTGGGCTATGACCGCAATGATCTCTTCTTCTTCCTGCTGTTCCTCAACACGTCTGGCGACTTCCTGTTTCCACTCACGACGAGCATCAGCACGTACGACGCCAGAAACACGTTGAATAAGCTGCTCGAACTCCTGCCGCAGTTCCTTGACCACTGGCGCAGGCTTGGGCAGCGTGAGGACGGCCTCGACAGCCTCCTCGATAATCTCCTCAATCTCGTCGCATTCCTCATCATCACACCCGTACTCGTCACGATATCTCCACCAGAACGGACCACCACCGCGTGGCGGTGCTGGCTGATCTGCTGGTTGCTGCTGAGTTTCGAGAGTAAATGCAGGCTGGTCTGATCCTTCCGTGACGATCCAGTCCGCAGTGATGCCGTTGACCGCACTGAGCAACCAGACTGCGTTGTCCTGACCTTCACTTGCATTCCATGTGAGCAGATCAGATGCAGTGATATTCCACGCGGGAACGTCCTGACCTTCTGTTGCTGCCCATGTGATGAGAGTGGGCGAGGTAGCGGTGAGCGTCCAGACCGGCAGATCCTGCGCTTCTGTGCTGTTCCAGGCTGCGTTGACTGATGCTTCGAGAGTCCACTGCGCATTGTCAGCGCCTTCCTGAGCATCGACTGTGACCGATACGCCATTGATGTGGATGAGCTGCCAGGCTGCGTTATCCTGTGCCTCTGTGCTGTCCCAAGTGACTGCATCACTGAGGTTGACTGTCCATGCTGGGACGTCTTGTCCTTCAGTTGCATTCCACGCAACACCAAGGGACAGATTCGCTGTCCATGCTGCGTTGTCGGCGCCTTCTGTTGCGTTCCAACTGACTTGAACCGATGCTGCAAGGGTCCAGGCTGGTACGTCCTGACCTTCAGTCGAGTTCCATGCAACGGCATCGGACAGGTTGACAGTCCACGCAGGGACGTCAGCACCCTCTGTGCTGTTCCAAGTAACGTTGTCAGTGCTGGTAAGCGTCCAGGCCGGAACGTCTGCGCCTTCAGTCGCTGACCAGTTGACAGTGACCGTTGCGCCAGCAGTAACCGTGACTTGCCAGTTAGGCGTGTCCTGCCCTTCAGTGCTGTTCCAGGCGACTGGATCACTTGCATTGAGCGTGAATGCTGGGCTGTCTTGGCCCTCTGTGCTGTTCCAGGCAACGCCGAGCGAGAGGCTGGCAGTCCATGCGGGAACGTCCTGACCTTCGGTTGCGTTCCAGGTAACGTTGTCGCGTACCGTGAGCGCGAATGCAGGGACATCAGCGCCCTCTGTTGCATTCCAGGTTGCGGTGACGGTTGCAGTCGAGACACTGACAGCCCACGCTGCATTATCTCCGCCCTCCGTAGCGTTCCATGTGATGGTCGGAGTCGTTGCACCGGCTGGAGGTTGCTCGAATAGACCAATCGAACCCGCTCCAATTGGTCCATATCCTAGATTTGGGCCTGAGCGTGCCATTCATCAGTTATCCGACTCTTGGTAAATACTGATGATGGTGAGCGACATAGCGGCGGTACTCACTGAGAACATGTTCTTCACTGCTCTCCAGCTCAACAACGTGTCAGCACTGACCACCACCGATGATCCGCCTGAATACACTTTGGTCGTGTACGTATCCGTGTTGATGTTGTACAACGTCATCGCCAGCGTATTGCTGGACGTCGCTGGAGCGAACATCGTCAGCTCATAACCCTGATTCGTGGTCTGCGCAGGGAATGCAGCTCCAAGATTCAATGCTGGTCCTGTCGATGATCCATTGCAGAACATCTGCCAATTGGCAAATGAACTCATCTGCACAATGCCAAAGGTATTCACGAACGTCGTGTTACCGAAATTAGTTCCCAGAGTTGGTGCCAAATTCGTGCTGGACATTCCCACAAATGCAACGCCAGTGGACATTGGCGTCGTATTGCCGTCCTGTATGCCAAAACGAATATCCACCCAGAATCCCCCACTTCTGGAACCGTCACCCGTTGTCAACTGGCTCAGGTTCTGCACGATTGATACCTGACTGGATGCGGCCCCGGTCGTGCCAAATCCAATACGACGCATCCTCGTGTAAATGTTCGTCGTTGCAGTCGCCTGACTGCTGACAGTTCCCGCCGTACCTGGCGCGACCATGCCGAACACGCCCGGCACCACCGTGGAATCGCCACCAGGGTTATAGAAGCCTATCTTGTTCGTTGCCATGAACGGCTGCAGTCTGGATGTCAGTCCGGACGGGCCACGCGTTGCAAGAAATGCCCTGTTTGCAAGCTCAGTTATAAACACGGCAGTCGAATTGTTCCCTGGCGCCGATGGGAATCCACCCTCAAGGTTCGGGAAGATCAGATCATTGTCCACTGACCAGTAAGGAGTACGTGCTGCAATCTGGGACATGGCAACGTAGGTCGTACCTGCCGGGAAGTTGACCGCTGCATTGCTGCTGCTGCTCTCATAGACGGTCGTGCGCGTGACAGTGCTGTTCCCGTACGTGCCCATCCCTGACTCCCAGTCACCGCTGGGAACCCCGTTTGCATCCACTTGCCAGACAGAGTACGGGAAGGTATCGGTGCTGGCACACACTGACGAGAACTTGCGGAAGCCCGCTATCCCCGTAGTTCCAAGCAGAGTGAGGACACCTGTCCCAGCAGTGGTACAGATTTCCATCACCCGGTCATGAAACTGCTCAGCCATTTACGGATTGCCTTCTGTGATCTTGGCCGAGGTGATCGTGACCGTCACGCCCGAGGTAAGGACGTTAGTGTTCAGGATGAAATCAGCCGCTGCTGTGGACACCGAATAATCAGCGATGAACGTTCCTGAGCTGGTCTGATGTCTCGCCCATGTCGCGGTCGAACTGAACACAGCAGTCGTGGTCCAGACGGCAGGCGAGGTGCTGTTGACCAGCAGAATCGCAGACGTGGCAGGCTGGGCGAACGTGCTGGACATCTGGAACGATGCCAGCACAACGGTCGAGGTTCCGCCCGTTGCCGGTCTTGTCCCTGCGTAGATGGTAACGAGTGAGAGCGCACCGGATGTGTTCGTGATCCGGTCCATGCGTTCGTTTCTGAGTGCTACGGCATACCCTGGCATGATGATTTACTCCTAAGTTGACGCCTTGACGACAGTCGGCGGTCCAATATCTTCGGCGGTGTAACTGCCGTCCTTGCCCTTGGTGATCTTCTTCTTGCCGGATGGCATGTGAATGTTGATCACTGGAGGTGTGGCGGGCTTCTGCGCCTCCTTTTCCTTCTCTTTCTTGGCATCCTCGCGTGACTTCTCATCGCGCTCCATGGCCTTCATATCCAGTTCAAGCAGCTTGATGTGCTGGTCTGCTGCAATCTTCTCCAGCTTGGCCTGGAAGTCGAGCAGGGTCTTCATGACTGCGTTGTTACCCTTGCTGCCGTCATCAGCCTTGCCCTCGATGGCAGCCAGCTTGGTCATGACATCAGCCTGAATCTTCGCCATCTTGGCTTCGAAGTCCTTGCCAATGGCCTCACGCTCGTTCAGGACTGCCGCACGCTCGATATCGCGGTCTTTTTCCTTGTCGCCCAGCAACTGCACAGCCTGATCATGTTCCTGCTTGAGCTGCTGCATCTGCTGCATCAGGCTGGATACCAGTGCCTTGGCCTCTGGCGGCAACTGTTCGATCTTCTTGTCGAGCAGATGGGGCGGGAGCATGGATGCCAAGCGGCTGGCAATCTCATCAGCACCAGGCCAGTCCATGTTCTTGGCTATCAGGTCACTGATCAACGGGCCAGACTGGGGCACGAAGCGCATGAACTGGAGCATGCTGTCAGCAGCCTCGGCCCGTTTCGTGGCAAAACTGGGACCGACAGTGACAGTCACGTCATAGTCGCCCAGCTTCGGGTTATAGATGTGCTGCACACGCCCATCCATGCCTGTACCCTTGCTGTGTGGCGTGCCCTGCTGCGGATCAACCTTGACACGCTCTTCGCTGTCATCCTCGCGCAGGATGGTCAGCACACGAGGCGTGTCGTATATCTTGGGGATCAGGTCAATCAGTATCTTTCCAGTGTACTTGAGCGATCTCGACAGGTTGTCAACGTAGTGGAAGTTCCCCAGATCCCCGATCTGCTTGAGTTCGCGCAGAGCTTTGCCACTCTCGTCGTACGTCCTTTCCTGGTGCGTAGCATCAAAGCGTATTCCCGTGACTGCCTGCATGTCTTGGGCAGCCGATATCTTGGCTTGTACAACACCTGTAGGAGGCCCCGCGAACTGCTGTCTTTGGGGAGGAGGCGCAGGCTTACCAGCAAGATTGACTCCTTTGTAAAGTAGGTACGGCAGTGACTTGTTGTTGGCTTCCTTCCAGCGTTGCTCGTGGCCCTCGATCTGTCCCTCTTCCATCAGCCACGGGGCTTTAGGCGCCAGTGCGATCAGTTCAGTCTCGGATGTGCACCAGAAGTTGTACATGCGCTGCGGGTCTTTGGCTGGCCTGACCAGTCCCATGAGCTTGGTCTTGCCCTCGATGTCCAGCATCTCGCCGACAACCTTGATCACAGGGATGTATTTCCCGGCCCATTCGTTCTCTTCTAGGACTTCTTTGCTGGTGATCTTGCACCACTTGATCTTCTTGCAATGGACTTCACGCGACTCCACCACGCTATCAGGATTACCAGCGATCGAAGTCTGAATGCTCTCAGAAAGCTCATCACGCCACCCTATGTGACCGTTATCCAGCTTGACCAGCTCACGCATTTCCGTGTCGGTGTAGTAATACTCAGCCACCCTGACGTGCGATGACGTTGACCATGTTTTGTACTCATCACCCGGTCCACCCTCCTCCCACGGCCAGCTATCAGCATGGGGAAACTCGTCCTCGAACTCCTCGCGTACCATCTGGGTTGTGATGAAACACCACTTGGCGTCAGATCCGTCCGGCATCTTGCTGTCAGGGTCCATGTAGACCGTGAACGGGTTCTCGATGGACTTGACCTTGATCACCTGGTCAAAGGTATCTTCGTCCTCGTACTCAGTCAGGATGCGCCAGTATCCCCATCCCATCGTGCAGGCAGACTCGAACCCAACGTCATAGGCGATGTCTGCATTGCTGGTGCGCTCGATCTGCCTTATCAGGCCCTTGAGCATCTTGGCTGTGTCAGGGTCTGACTTATCTCCCACTGGGCTGACCTTGATGGCTGGACGGTTCTGGCGCTGGTCATTCACTATCTGATGCACGAAGGTGCCAATCTTGTTGATGGTCAGGCAGGGTCGTTTCTCGATGGTCCTTTGCGCCTTGATCTGCTCGGGCCACTGGTCTCCGGCGCGGAACTTGAGGTCGTCGATCGCTTCCATGCGGTTCTTTGCTTCGGCAGACTCAACCTTCGCGAATCGTTTAACCGCTTTGTGGATGAACTCAGAATCATCTCTCTTCTTAGCCTTGCTTCCCTTTTGTTCATCCGTCGGTTCCCGAGCGGTTGATGCTGTGTACTCAGCCAATTGTCACCTCATGCGGAGGCATACGCTGGCTCATGCAGCCCAGCACGTAGTCCTTGAATGCTTCCCTGCGCGTGCGCAGCTTGGACGCTGGGCCTGATCCTGGCACTCGTGCGCTGTACGAGCCTTCGGGCGTCGTAGCCATCAACGTGATCACAGGTTCATCCTCCCAGACGTCATATTCCTCGTACTCAAGGAACCGCACATGGAATGTTTCGATCATCCCATCCACAGTGCGGACTCCTCTGATTTGCTGTAGCTGATGATGCGTACCTGTTCCTTGGCTACCCTTGGCTTGGCAAACTTGTGCCCGACAGCCAGTTGCATGAATGCATCAGCACCGTTCGATGCCCAGTCGTGGTACGGCTCATCACTGAATGCTTTGCGCTTGTCATTCCACTCGTAGTGATAGCTGACCAGCGCATCCCGGCCACGCTCGGTCTTCTTGCGGTCGAAGTAGCACCTGGCAATGAATGACCGGCCAGCGTTGATCTGGCTCTGCTTGTCCAGCTTCTCGGTGATGCGGAACTGCAACCCGAGCTGTGCAGCCACATCACGCGTGGACTTGCCACCCGCAGCAAACTGATGCGCTTCCAGGTCATGCGGTCCATTGTGAGTGCCCCACACATAGGGCATGTTCTGCAGGTGCTTGACGTAGTGATCAATGCCCACGCCTGCGCCCGAGTTCTCGTAATAGTCGATCACATGAATCTCACGCCCGATGGTCTGCGTGAACCAGATGGCGGTCGGATCACCAGTGCCAATATCCCACCAGGTATCGACAGGCATGTCAGGCTGCCATGGGACGCCACATACTCGACCATCGTTGTCAGCATCCTGCATGGCCTTGCCGAACACTGAGCCAGACTGCACGCCCATGAACGAGCAATAGAACTCCTGCTGAATCATATCCTCGGTCATGCCTGAATTGCGCTCAGCCTCGATGTCTGCATCGGTCAGGACCTTGGTATCGTTGATCGTCAGCACCTCAGCGAACCAGTCTGAATTGTTCTTGGCCATCTCGTACAGCGTGTAGCCGTGGTTCTTACCACGTGGCGTGTAATCGAATATGGCCCAGCCGCCGTTCTCACGCAGGATAGGGCGGATGTAGTCCCAAGCTGCAGGGTCTTGCAATGAATACTCGCTGAACACGTTGCCGATAGGATTCGTGCCCATGATCGAGTCGTAATTGTCCGTTCCCACCAGCTGGAAAGCTGAACCGTTGACCAGCTCGATGCGCAGGTCTGACTCGTTCTTTTTCTTGATGATCTCTTTCGGAAAGTGATCCATGAACCTGAAGCCTGATCCGTCCCGGCCATCCCACAAAACACGCTTGGCC